AGAGACTATTTTTTGGTTAGAGGCCGTAAAGAATCTAATTATTCAAAAAACATTTGACTCAGTCGGCATGCAGACTACGGTCTGACTTAAAGATATATAAAAAGTCCACTACTATTAATCTAGGACTATTTTTACACAGGAAGTACAATGGCTTTTAAAGATTACCTTCCTTTTCAATCTCAATCTGGCAATCTAGACTTCATCGCTAAGACAATTAGCACAGATGATATGACAGCTCTCTCTAAGAGCATGAAGGTTGCTACGCTAGCATTGGGGTTTAGGGGTGTTGACTATTATTTTAATAACAGAGCTCATTTTGAGTCGTCTCCATACGACTTTGATAGAATTATTCAAGCCATAGATACCGATTCGTATGTAAGACAGGCCATATCTAAATATAAAGATTTGTTTTGGAAAGAAGGATGGGAAATAGCCTCAGAAAATGCAGAAGCAGTATCCTATCTTCTTCAAAGAATTGACTTTTTAGAAATGGCAATGAAAAGACCATTTATAGAATTCTTAATGGAAGTTTTTGATCAGCTGATTAAGTTCGGGAATGCTTTTATAGTTAAAGCTAGGGCTGATGTCGGTGAGTATTTTCCAACTAAACTAGAATCTGTAAATGGAACCCTTCCCATTGTTGGCTATTATCTTATTCCAACTGAACAAGTTAGAATTTTAAGAGATAAACACAATAAGCCAAAGTCATACATGCAACAGACAGACCCATTTACATACACTCCAAATGGTACTGATCCTACTTGGTCAGCAGAAAAGGTAATACATCTTCACTTTGACAGAAAGACTGGAAGAGCTTTTGGTACACCATTTTTAAGTACTGTTTTAGATGACGTAATTGCACTAAGGCAAATGGAAGAAGACATTCAAAACCTTGTTCATAGAGAACTTTTTCCTCTTTATAAGTACAAGGTTGGCACTCCAGAACAGCCAGCAGAACCAGATGAAATAGATAGGGCAGCTGCTGAGATAGAGAATTTAAGAGCAGAAGGTGGCTTAATTCTTCCTCATAGGCATGACGTTGAGGTTATAGGCGGCCAAGGAGAATCTCTTGATGCAACAAACTATCTACAACACTTTAAGGAAAGAGTTGCAGTTGGCTTGGGCGTAGCACCACACCATTTGGGAATGACAATGAATGGTGGCAATAGAGCTATGTCTGAAAGATTAGATACAGCTCTTTATGATAAGGTTAAAAACTATCAAAGACTTTTTTCAGAAATGATCAGATTAAATATTTTTAACGAGTTATTGTTTGAAGGTGGATTTGACCCAATTGTAAACCCATCTGATTCAAGTACTTCTGATAGATGTTTCTTTAAGTTTAAAGAAATAGATGTTGATACTCAAGTCAAAAAAGAAACACATATTATACAGAAGTATGTTAATAATATAATGACTTTAGAGGAAACACGCATTGCGCTAAACGTCGATCCAGAAGTTGAGGTTAGCGATCTATACGCATCTATGCAAGGTAAGGTTCAGATTGAAATAGCTAAACAGCAATCTGAAATAGCAATGAAGTCTCAGCAAGCGCAAAAATCTGCACAAGGCCCAACAAAAGATAACGCTGATACACAAGAGCCAGCTCCAAAAGGCCAGAGAAACCTTCCAAACCAAAGAAGGGGTGTAGGTAATTCTGTAAGGCCAGCTAACCAAAATGGAAGAAGAACATCTCCAGATATCAAGAGATACGATAATCAGTTTTTAATAATGATTGAATCTTTGCTCGATGAAGAGTATAATACTATTACTGTAGATAAAGATACAAAAGAAAAAGAGGCAGTAATAGATGAGTCAGGAAAATGAAAGCAACGAAGAGCTAGACTTTAATATTGTTTTAGACGAGTTTAGAGAAGCAGTTTATAACGGTCAGGTAAGATTGGCTTTAGAAAAACTCTTAACAATAGTTGATGTATTTGTTGAAATTCTTAGTTCAGATCCAGAAGAAAAAAACGAAACACAACCTGAACAAAAACAAACTGAAGAAGTTAAGAAGGCACCTACAGAGACTGTAGAAAAGCATGAGCCTGTTGTAAAGAAAACTTCAACAAAACAACCAGAGGCAAAAATAGAAGAATAAAATGGATCTTATAATAGGTTGTCCAATCTATAAAAGAAGTTGGATTTTTCCATATTGGATTTCTTGTATTGAGAATCAAGGAATTGATATGTCAAAAATTGGCTTTATCTTTGAAGCATCAAGCGATGATGAAGAAACTATATCTATGCTGCATAGGTATAGAATGAAGAATACTCAATCTCCAATTTTTGAAATTAACTTTAGGGATGATTTAGTTCATCATCAGCACGAGGAAAACTCAAGAATGTGGACTATTTCTAAATATGAAAATTTAGTCTCTATGAGAAATAGTTTATTAAAAAGAGTAAGAGAAATATCTCCATCGTATTATTATAGTTTAGACTCTGATATTCTTTTAACTAATCCAAACACAATTAATGGATTAATTAGCCATATACAATCTGGTGCAGATGCAGTAAGCACTTTGATGTTTATGACTCCAATCGGAACAATGTATCCAGGGGTCATGAACTGGATACCAACTGAACCGTCTAAGGCTTACAGGAAAGAAGAATACCAGTTTGGTGGGTATTTTCAATCGGATATTATAATGGCAGCAAAGATGATGTCCAAAGATACCTACAATTCTGTAGACTATAAAGTTCACCAGCAAGGTGAGGATATAGGTTGGTGCGACAACGCAAGGGGGTTGGGGAAAAAACTCTATTGTGCGTCATATATATATACACCGCACATAATGCACCAAAATATGCTCCAGCATTTTTTGCAATCTGGAGATGAAAGAGGTAAACTAGCTATTGCTAGTTAGATTAACTATGATATTTTTATATAAGATTGTTCAATCTTATAAAAAGTAATTTACTATTAGTTTTGAATTTAAAGTATTTGGAGTAAATATGTCTTTTGATTTTGTAGAAAATTTTACAGTAGAACTCCCAAACCTGTCCGAGAGCAAGTACAACTTTGCAGAGGGCTTTAGCGACAATTACGGTTTAATTATCGAGGTCGCTGCCATTCATGAGCGGACTTACTGCAAACTACAATAATTATTCTGCAGCAGAATTAGAAAAGGCATTACAGTCTTGGGTAGATCCTTATCCAAAGCCAATTATATTAAACCATGACCTCAACTCTGAGCCAATTGGTAGAGTTATTGCCGCAAAAATGGATAAAGAATCAGATGGCTCTCCATATGTCAGACTACAGATTGCAATTACCGATCCAGTAGCAGCACAAAAGGTGGCAGATAAAAGATATTTAACTGGTTCCGTTGGAGGTAGGGCAGGAAAGGCTGTGTGCTCAATTTCTGGGGAAGATCTTGCTTCTGAATCTTCAGATGGAAGACCAAAACTACCAAAATACAAAAGAGGTCAAGTATACAAGGGTAAACTTGCATTTATAGACATGCAAGACATTTCTTTTAAAGAGTATTCATTTGTTAATCAACCAGCAGATCAAAGGTCTAGCGTTAGGGTAACCAAAAAAACAGATGGAAATGTAGCCGTTTCTGATTCAGATAATTGGGTAGCTAAAAGTTCGGCTTTTGTTCTTCATATGAATGAGGAAGATATTGTTTCTATAACTGAGAATCAGTCAATTTTGTCTTCTTTAAAAAAGAAAGAGTCAAAACCACTCTACATGCATATGAAAGGTGCTTTTTTGTCAGCAATAGCAATACATGAAAGCGAAAATAGTAACAGTGACAACACTTCATTACTATCTAATGAGAATCAAGACAAGGATAGCCATGAGGAGATTTCTAGCATGAGCAATGACAATACCGCTGAAGACATTCTCGCTCAAGTTGAAGAGCTAAGTGAGGATCTTTCTGCTATAGCCTCAGAGGCAGTTGCAGAGGACGCTCCAGAAGAAGAGAACGTTGAAGGCGCAGATAAAGATTCTGAAGCTAGCGAACCAGCTGGCGAAGAGTCAAATAAAGAAGAAGGGTCTCATGAAGACTCTGAGGAAGCTGGCGAACAAGATCCAGAAAACAAGGATGAAGTTGAACCAGAGTCTTCAGAGGAATCAGAGAAGTCAGATCCAGAAAATGGCGAAGACGGCGAAAAGCCAGCTGATGGTGAAGACAAGGCAGAGACTGAGGAGTCAGATGCAGACCTCAGTAAAACACACGATGCTACTGAGCAAGAAGTTGAAGAACTAAAAGCAAAAGTTCAGTCTCTCCAAGAAGAAAACAGTAAACTCAAAAAAGCACTACATCGTACTTTAGCTGAGAGAGTTGTTGACACTAAAATTTCTGTTGGAACAGAATCAATTGAAGATAGAGAAGAATTAATCGCTGATCATGTAAAAAGATCAGCTAGTTCTCTTGCAGATTCTTTAAGAGATTTGGCAAAGATGCCAACAGTAAAAAAGGATATTCATGGTTTAGCTCAACCAGTAATGGAGAGCGAAGTAGTTCTAGAGAAAGAAGAAAATGTTCTTTTAATAGATGAAGATCATGAAATCAAGGGTCAAAAAAAGTCTCCCTCTGCTGAGGAGCTATTCGTAGACGCTCTTATGGGTCGTCGTAAACTATAAACTATCAATTATTAAGGAGAAACTTAAATGAGTTTAGCAAAATTTCGTAAGGTAGGAACAAAGACTGGTTCAGGTCGTTTCGTTGTTTCTGAGGGTACCGCCCCAGCAACATACATTCTTCCTAGCGTTGCTCTTCCAACCTGGTACTCAGATTCAGAAGATGATCGTTTTGAAATCGTTATTCCAAAAGGTACAATTCTTTCAGTCGTCACTGTAGCTGGCGATTCACGTTTTGTCCCTGCTAACGGTAGCGGAAGCACCGTTACTTGGGGTGACACCATCTCAGGTTGGAACCCAACCGCTGGTGCAACTCCAACCGCAGGCCCAAGTGGCGATACTCAGGC